ACAACAAAAACAGACACCCAAACCAAAAAAACAAAAGTGTTTGCCCCATCCCCCCCAAAACAAAAAAAGAATTTATTTTTTTAAAAAAAAAAAGTTTAAAAAACCCCCCTTTTTTAATAAAAAAAAAAAAAAAAAAAAAAAAAAGGGGCGTCATAAAACGATAACCTTAAATAAAGTAGAATCCGTTCTTGGATTCGGGGAGAGTGGGCCACACACGTTCGTTCTCGAGTAGAGTTCGTCCGTTAATGTAGTAGTTGCTCATCCATGTTTCGGTGAAAGTAGGAAAATGTGTCAATTCTTGATCAAAACCAGTTGAATAGTAGAGAAAGCGTTTCATATTCTTATCAAAGTCATATTTATAGCCTTGAGAAGCATAGTGGTTGTAGACATCATAACATACGTCATATACACGTTTGGAGTATCCCATGTTTGCGATTGCTATACCTAGAGCTCGTCCCATACTTGCTTCGTGTGAAGAGTTGGAGTGCTCAGGGAAGTACAGATGCGAAAGTAAATCGTCATCGTGTCGCCATGAAATGCCATTTGTGTTGTAATATCCTAATACATATACGCCATCGAGGCGGTCGTGAATATCAGACTTGGTCGTTGAGAGTATTGCATTGAAGCGGTGTTCAGCTTCTTTTGAGAGGATGTGCAGGTAGCGCTTGCCATAGAGTTGGAAGTACGGTTCGTTGAAAGCAATGATTGAATCATCACCTTGTACTTTCCAGAAAAAATCTGGGCGGTCAATGTTAACTCCATGCTGTGAGAGGCACGTAAGTAACATGATAGCGTTGACCCATGAGTCGAGGAGTTGTGTCTGCTGGAAGCCTGAGGCTATTCCGTTTCGTTGCCACTGATAGAGATTTCCGTCAGGTGCAGCAATTGGGTAGTGTTTGACCATGTAGGTCATCCACGTCCAGAGATTCTCGAGTCGTTCGGGATCTGCTGTGGTATTCGGGTAGAAGGAGGTTGGTTGGTATCCGTTGTCAAAGTCGAAGTATCGACGCCAGGTGGCGTGAAAGTCGGCTTGCATATTCCAGATAAACATATTTTCGACCATAAGTAGGAGTTTTGGTACTCCGAATACGGCGCGAATCTTGTCCGGTTCGTCATCGTCGAC